TAACTGGACATTACGTACGCAGGCGCCTAGTTTCGTGCAATCATCACAAGCGACTATCCGCGCCCTCTTGCGAGGGCGCCGGCATTTAAGCCAGGATAGAAGCCGCTAGAAGGCACTAGGTAAGTGCATTCAGAAGAGACAGGGTGTTCGCGTCAGTCTGGAGAAATCCAGTCAGCTGCGTAACCGCATCTTGCATCTGAGCAACAGTGAACTCACTTACACGCGGTACGACTAGTACCGTGTATATCGAGAACGTTGCCGATACTCCCTCTGCGTTAGTAGAGGTCATATCGATCCTTACCATATGCCGGTCAACCAGACTGTTACCGTTCCCACTTTCCTGATGAGAAATCGTCAGGTATTTGGGGTTGGCTAGGTCTGAGGATTCTACACGTCGCACGGATTTCCCGGGCTGACGGTAGGACAAGGCGTAAGCAGTAGAACTGCTCGCGTCGCCGGCTAGCGTAATCGTTTCTGTAAATGCCATATAATTATATGATGTGTTTACTTGGACGTTGTCGTTTTCGACCCATACGCGAATTAACCACCGTGAGACTAGTTGCTAGCTCAAAGTGGGCCTTCGAGAACGGATTCGCCGATGAGGAGATAAAGCCCGGAAGGGCCTTACTCCGATGATAGCTCTTAAACTGACTTACCCATACGGGGGTCAGCGGGAGCATATCTTGCCGGATGTAATGTGTACACCTAGCGTGGATCTTTGCTGAATGGCAAAAATCCAGAACTGTCACTTGCAGATCGATATTGTCCCTTCGCAGCGAGTGGAGAAAACTCCCCACGCCGAAGAACCAGTCAACAATGAAGCTAAACGGGAGCGCATTCCATAAAATGGAAGGATCCAGTGAGACGCCAAAGGCGTCAAGCCACTGTTTGCACTGGCCAAGGATGGTATCTATATCTGGCGGCAACCTGAAGGTATATACCAAGGTTGCATGGTAAACGGGTTCTTCTACCCACTCATATTGAGCGGCGATTTGCCCACCCCATCCATCTATACCACTGGCATATTCTGCCGGTAGTGAGATTCGTGAGGTTAGTGACGTCTCATAATGACGACGTTGCAGTTTACCTGCTTGACGTTTCAGTTGTGCTAATC